TATGATTTAAACCAATTCTTATCAGTACATGGATTATATAAAGATTCTGAAATTGATTTTGATGATGCAAATGTCATCTTCAAATCTGGACGATCCAAGATTAAGTATCGCATGGCAGCCAAAGAGATGATTGTTACTCCTCCAGAAAAAGAACTTAGCATTTCTGCTGATTTCACTTTCACATTGACAGCTGAGGATTACGAAGCGATTATGAAAACCGCTAGCGTATTATCTTCACCACACATTGCTGTTAGTTCTGATGGTGATGCTATTGAACTCATTGCCTTTGATGCTAACGATAACTCAGCACACACAAACGCAATTCAAGTTGGTGAAGGCAATGGCAAGCAATATAAGATTGTATTTAAAACTGAGAATATCAAATTAATTCCTGGTTCTTATACAGTCAATATCTCATTCAAAGGTGTTGGTCACTTTAAGAATACCAAAGATGATATCCAATATTGGATCGCATTTGAAGCTAAAGAATCAAAAAAACCTGAGTAAGAAATTGTGAGCAGTAACTATATTATGGGAGTATTGAATGAATCATTTGTTATGGGTGGAAAAGTATCGGCCAGCTAAGGTAGAAGATTGTATTCTACCTGATGCTATCAAGGCCACATTTTTGGAATATGTCGCTAGAAAAGAAGTACCGAACTTATTATTATCAGGTAGTGCCGGCGTTGGTAAGACTACAATCGCAAAGGCTCTCTGTGAGGAAGTTGGTTGCGACTATATTGTTATCAATGGCTCTGATGAGTCTGGTATTGATGTTCTTCGTACTAAAATTAAAAATTATGCTTCATCGGTTTCTCTCGCAGGCGGCCGAAAAGTAATCATTATTGATGAAGCAGATTATCTAAATCCCAATTCAACTCAGCCCGCATTGCGTGGTGCAATTGAAGAATTCTCGTCAAATTGTTCGTTCATTTTCACTTGTAATTATAAAAATCGGATTATTGATCCAATTCATTCTCGTTGTTCCGTGGTTGATTTTAAAATCAATGGTAGCAAACCAAAAATGGCTGCAGCATTCTTTAAGCGTGTTGAGTGGATTCTTGAACAAGAGAATATCACCTACGACAAAGCAGTTGTGGCTGCAATCATTACAAAGCACTTTCCGGACAATCGTAGGGTTCTTAATGAGTTGCAGCGATATTCGGTTTCTGGCACAATTGATGCTGGCCTTCTTACTAATGTTGCTGATGTACAACTTGGCAATCTTATCACCGCATTAAAGGAAAAAGACTTTGCTGCAGTGCGTAAATGGGTCACCAATAACCTAGATAATGATCCTGTAAAACTGTATCGCAAGCTGTATGAAGGTTTGTATGAGGTTCTACAAGCCAATTCAGTTCCTCAGCTGGTGCTCCATCTAGCCAAATACCAATATCAATCGGCCTTTGTTCCTGACCATGAGTTGAATATGGTGGCTTGCCTCACCGAAATCATGGTTGATTGCTCTTTCAAGGAGTAATCATGCCAGATTTATTCAAAGAGATTGTTCCGGCAATCTTACAAACCAAGAAGAACCCATTCCGAGATGAACTAGACTATAAGGACTATGTTCCTTTTGTGGTCAATCGTGCTTTGTCGTTCCATCAAGATTGTGTGCTCTATGCTAACGAGATGAACCTTCATCCTGGTATGGAAAAAGACGCTCAATTCCAGTTTTATCTAAATACCATAAGGTCAATGAAACGGAAATTCCAACCGTGGCAGAAATCATTGACCAATAAGGATTTAGATTGTGTCAAGCAGTATTTTGGTTATTCAAATGAAAAAGCCAAAGAGGCCTTGCGTATTCTAAATGATGAACAAATCGCTGAAATAAAAACAAGAATAGAAAAAGGCGGAGTGAACAAATCATGATTTCAATAACCGATTTGGTTGAAGTTACATTAAATGAAAAAGATGACTTCCTAAAAGTACGGGAAACTCTATCCCGTATTGGTGTTGCTTCCAAAAAAGATAAAATATTATACCAGTCTTGCCATATTTTACACAAGCAGGGCCACTATTACATTACCCATTTTAAAGAGTTATTTGCTTTAGATGGTAAACCCACCGATATTTCCGAGAATGACTTATCTCGCAGGAATGCTATTGTAAAGCTCCTACAAGACTGGGGCTTGGTAACTGTTGTGGTACCTAAGCAGATTGAAACTCCAGCACCTATATTCCTTTCTCAAATTAAGATTCTTTCACATAAAGAAAAACATGAGTGGGAATTGACCCCCAAGTATAATATTGGGGTTAAGAAGAACTATACCAATTAAAGTGTTGCCTTTTTGATTGGTTTGTGTTATAAATATGGATGTAGTCGCCTAATGGGGCTACATTTATATTAAACCTCGCTTATCAATAAGGAGAAACACATGACAAGCACAAATCTATTATTTCCACAATGGTCTTCCCTATCCAAATCTTTGGATCCTTTCTCAGTTGGTTTTGATGATGTATTGAACCAAATCCGTGAAGTGTCTGAAACAGTTGCTAAAGCAACACCTGGTTATCCCCCATACAATATTAAACAAGTAAAAGAAAACAAGTATGTCATTGAAATGGCAGTTGCTGGTTTTGCTAAAACTGATATTGAAGTTACCTTAGAAGGTAACAAATTGGTAATCAAAGGTGCTGTTGCTGATAGTTCTGATGATAAAGATAACTATATTTACAAAGGTATTGCTAACCGTAATTTCAATCGTGCCTTTACTCTTGCGGACAAGGTAGAAATTAAAGATGCCGAAATTACAAATGGTATGCTTAAAGTTTGGTTAGAGAATATGGTAAAGGTTCAAGATGCGGTAAAGAAGATTACTGTAAAATCCAAGGATGAATAATTGGTGGCCTGTATCCGATGAGGAATGGGAACAATTAAACTATCCAAGCGGTAGGTAATATAAGGGGCCTTGACTGGCCCCTTTCTTTATGATACAATATACTATATTATGAAAAATGTGAATAAAACTAGACCAGGTTATACTGCTGGTACAACCGGCGGTAAAGCCATCCTCAAAAAGATTCGTTCTAAAACGAATTCTGACATCTATTATACCTATTCAAATTGGGCAACCAATGAGATTGATGGAATAACCTTTATTCCTGTGGTTAAAAGTATACCTAACGGAAGCACCCAAGTAATTCATTATATGCGTAAAGATAATGTGGAGTATGTGAAATGAGTAAATTGCTGGAACACCAATTAATTACCAATCAAAAACGAATCTTTAATCCTAAAGATGAGGCAGATGTTGCTTTATTAAAAAGGTTTATTAAATTAACTTACTGGGGTAAACCTTGTCCATTTCTTTTGGAAGATCCGTATTTGAATATACCTGCTATGATGAAGGATAAGTATATCAAATATCAATTAGGTATCTTATGATTAATTGGCTAAAATATTCTGGTTGCAACATCATAATTAAGTTAAATCCATTTCATTGGAGAATTGCTTGCCAAATGTACCGGAACGCTGAGGTGTGGGAACAAGACGCCTTTGTACTAGAACTATTACCAATCACCATTCGTGTTTGGTTTGACAACGGAGAGTGGTAATGGAACATTGGGGTAAGCATCTTATTATTGATGCTAAAGGTTGTTTTCCCGCTAGAGCGCAGGATCCAGAGTATATCCGTTCTTTCACCAAGGAATTGGTAAGACAGATTGAAATGATACCTTATGGTGATACTCAAGTAGTACACTTTGCGGAGGGTACTGATTTGGCTGGTTGGACTATGATTCAATTAATAGAAACATCCAGCATCATGGGGCACTTCCTAAACGCAAATGGAGACCTTTACCTTGACGTCTTTAGTTGTAAAAACTTTGAGGAACAACGAGTTATAGATGTTTTAGAACACTTCTTTTCACCTGATGAAATCAAACATCAGGTCATTATGAGAGATGCAAGGCGATAAATAGAGATAGGTGAGCAGTAACTGAGCGCTATAATTATTGGGTCAATTTACTAAGGAGAGACCTAATGAAGTTAAGTATAGTTGGTTGTCCCGATAAAAAACGCTT